AGCGTCCAACCCGGCCCGCGTGGCCGGCAACGTGGCGCTGGCCTCGCAAGGGCTGGCTATCATCGGCGATACATTCCTCGGCAAGCGTTCACGATACGACGCCTGTTTTTACAACGATATGTCATGGCGCCCGTACACAATGGGGCCGGATAACATTTTCTGGACATCGAATCTCACGGTGCCGATTTCACGCCGGGTTTGCCGGCAGATGCAGGCGCGGGCCAAGAACAGCTTTTTCAGCACCGATCCGTGGTTTTCGACCGAGCCGGCACCTGAACCGTCGTCTCAGGTTGACGACCAGTTGGCCGATCAGGTCGAACGTTTCTGCCGGTTCAAGCTGCACGAGGCCAATTCCAAGGCCGACAAGTGCCGGGCTATAGACAGGGCTCTGATCTTGGGAGAATGCCCGGTCAAGACCAGCTACGTTGTCCGCGACCAGCTTTTCAATGTCGAAGTTGTGGTCCTGACTGACATCGAAGGCAATCCGGTCAAAGCGACTGACGGCAACACGATTTCCAAGGACGACGCATGGGAAGACGCTCAGGATGGCACGGGAAAGCAGGTGTTATCGCGGGATAAGCAGACGCCGATGCCTGATGCCCCTATCTGGCAGAAGATGCCGCTGGGTAAGCGCCAAGTGCTGTTCGAGGGTGCCCGTAGCGAACCGATCTATTACAAGGACTTCCTCTGCCCGTTAAACGCGCCTGACGTGCAGCAAGCCGATTGCATCGTCCACCTCTACGACAAGCAGGTGATGGAGTTCGTCGATCTGATTGTGAAACGAGGGATGGTCGATAATACGAATGAAGGCCGGGTTCAGGCCGCACAAAAGATGGCGGCGCTCGTTCAGTCGCTTTCCGATAATTCCAGTTCGCCGAAGGCCGCGATGACAATGGAACTGCGGCCGAACGAAAACTTCGCGCCTCTAGGTCAGGTTGAAGGCGGCGGCCCGATTGCCGAGTTCGCCGAGTTCTACATTTGGTTCGATGCGAACGAAGACGGGATTGCCGAGAACATCATGCTGATTTGCGACCGAAAGAATCGGTGCCCTGTCTTCTACGACTACGTTGCCAACGTGACGACTGATGGCCTGCGCCCAATCGAAATCGTTCGCATTAACCCGGTCGAAGGTCGGTGGTATGGATTGGGCGTAATCGAGCTTTTCGAAAGCTACCAGACAGTCATTGATCTACTGGTTAATCGTTGGAACTTCTCGCAGAGCCGAGGCGGTCGTGTGGACTTTTGGGACCCGACTGGCACGCTCGAGGGCGACCGTGATCCTAACCTGAAGTTGAACTGGGGTAGTACCTATACGCTCAAGCCGGGGAAAAAGGCCGAAGACATCCTTCATCCGATTTATCTCAACGACATTAAGTTCGAAAAGATTCAGGAAATGATGCGGTTTTTCGAGCAGCATTTGATGAACGAGAGCGGCGTGATGAATGCCAATGACGGTCAGGCTGCCGGACTCAAATCTAGCGACTTGGCGACAGGCATCCTGCAAATTGAGAAATCTGGCGACGAACTGTTCCTGCCGATCATGCAGGACTTGAGTGATCCTCTGACGCGGCTACTCACGCGAGAAATTGATGTGACGCTGGCCAACATGAACCCGGAGGAAGCTTACACCTACCTCGAGGGCGATGTGACGCAGATAGGCAAGCTGACGCCGGACATGGTTCGCGGGTTGAGGTTCAAGGTGAAGGTCGAAATGACGACGCACAAGAACCAGCAAATCATCCAACTTTCTGGTCAGGCTGCTGCGCTCGTGGAAAAGTTCTATTCGTTGCTGCCGGCCGTGCAGCAGCGCGTTGCACAATTCTACCGAGATCAATTGAAGGCACTGAGCCCAAAGACGAATCCAGACGAAGTGATTATCCCGCTACAACCGGAAGAGATGCCACCGCCGGAAGGTGGGGCACCGACAAACGGCACAACGCCGGCACCGGCACCCGCTGCGCGACCGCCAATGGGCCTGAATCGCAACGGCGACAATGGCCCACCGAATCACGCCGCGACCGCGCCAACGCAGCTCATGCAGCGTCATTCGCAGCCTCTAGGTGTCTCTGCTCCGAACGGAACGCCTGCCGGATGATTTCCCGCTTGACGGGAGTGGCTGAGATTGGAACCATCGGTCAATGCACTACATTTCGCTGACCTCGGGGTTCACGCTTTCTAAACAGGATACGATAACGCCGGGTGAATATCTGGTCGAGGATGTGATGGGAGGTCAGCTTTTGTACCTGTGCAACGGAGGCACTATGATGCCGCTTGACGAAGTGCAGCCGTTCAGGCCGTTCAACGAGAAGCATGACTGGAACGGTAAGCGAATTCTCTTTGTCCGTGGCGGGGGATTCGGAGACCTTATTTTGCTCACGCCGGTCCTGCGCGAGATTAAGCGGCGCTGGCCTACGGCGCATATCTCCGTGGCCACCATGAGCCGGTACGCGCCCGTCCTTCACAACCTACTGTTCGTCGATGAAGTCATCACCTACCCGACCCCGAAGGCTGTCGCCAACACCTACGATGCATGGGTGTTCTTCGAAGGCGTGATCGAGAACGATCCTCGCGCCAAGAAGGTTCACATGACTGATCTTTTCGCGGAGTTGACCGGCATTTCAGGCATCAAGGACAAGAAACCGGAATACGTCGTCAGTGACCATGAGAAAATATGGGCGATGGAAGGCTATCCTCGCATCAACGGAACGCGGCGTCTTTGCGTTCAGGTCGGAGCTAGCGCAGCCTGCCGGGTCTATCCGCACGACCAACTCAGCAAGGTTTGCAGCACGCTTCACGACAAGGGATGGGAAATCTTTTTGCTCGGCGAACCCGGCGAGATCAAGACTGGTGACGCCGAAGGCATTCGAAACCTGTCGGCGCATGGCCTGACGTTCCGACAGAGCTGCGCGGTCATCCTGAGTTCCGATTGCGTGGTTGGGCCTGACTCGGCCTTGATTCACGTTGCGGGTGCCTTGGGCGTACCGGCAGTGGGTTTATATGGTCCGTTCCCGTGGAAACTGCGCACAGCATACTGCCCGACGACCTTCTGCTTCCAAGGTAAAGGGGCTTGCGCTCCGTGCTTCCACCACAAGCACCTGAACAACCATTGGCCGAAAGACGGCCCGTGCAATAAATCTGGCCGGTGCGACGTGCTGAGTTCGATCAAGCCCGAGTCGATAGCGGCCAAGATCGAGCAGATCGCAAAGAAATTTGAACTGTGCGCAATATGAGCACGCAAGCAAAACATTTTCTAAACGATGAACTTGGGATCGCTATTCATGCCTGTGATGAACAGCAACCGATGCCAAGCGACGGTCTTAACCAACGATGCATTGCAGAATTTTGTGAAGAGATTGGAGAGCAATATGCCCTTACTAAACGCTGGCGTGAATGCGCAACAGCGCATCGCATGGCCTGCTGGTATTTCCGAAAGGCTTTAGACGCATGAGCGAGACGAACGACACAGTTTCCCGCGAGCTGGCGGCTCGTGATCTTCAGGACATAGCTGAACTCGCAAAGTCTCCGGCCTTCGAACGGTACTGGTTGCGTCGGATGCGCCAAAAACGAGATGCTATTAAAAAGCGGTTTGAGGATGACCCACCTGACAAATGCGACAAAGACGAGAGAGAGATTCTTCGCCGAATCCTCAAGGAATACGAAGAACTTTTGCGTATGCCGGCGACCGATGAATATGCCAGTCAACGGCGGCTGGAGATGGCGCCACCGCGTCAGGCTTGAGCTTGTGGCTGGGGCTGCGCTTTTGGCTGAGCATTTAATTGCTTGGCCATATCGGAAGCTTGATCCTGTCCTGTTTGAAGTGACGTACCGTTGGCGGCATAGCCGGTCGGCTGGCTACCATCGCCACCACCGAAAAGTTTCTTAACATAGTCTCCGTAAATTGCAGCGCTCGTGCTATTGCTGAACTGACGCTGAGCATCACCAGTGCCACCGGCAAATGACGCCGGTTGTCCCGGCGTTGAAACATCATCGCCTCCCGGAGTTCCGTTCCCCTTGGTACTCACGCCAAGAGCGCGGGCATGGTCGATGTCAGGTTCCGATGACGTTATTTGGCCGTTTGCATCGTAGCCTTCATTTTGAGGAGAACCTTGGGCAAGCGATTGATTCGACGCTGGCTGAACTGGTTTCAAGCCTGTCACTGATCCCGCTGGTTGTTGTTGGCCTTGTGGCTGGCCGACGGACAGGGTTCTTGGCGTAAGCCCAGTCGTCTTACCTGTCGGCTGACTGTTCGTATCTCCGGTCAGGGGATTGCTGGATTCGGTCTGAGGAGCCTCCGATGTCGTGGCCGTAGGCGCAGGCTGGTCTAGATTGAGCTTCACGTTCTGCTGCACGCCGGGCTTTGGAGCAGGTTGTGGCGCGTAGGTGCTGGTGGGTATTCCCGGTTCCATCGCTAAGACGTTTGGAGCTTGATAGCCGCCTCTCTGCGATAAAGGAGTTAATCCCGTCCTAGACCCTGATTGAGATGGTTGAGAAAGCGCATTGCCGTCAGGCCGATTGGCAAAAGCAAGTTGTCCGTCTGCCCCGTATCCTGTCGGAGTATTCGCATTGTCTCCAGTCTGAAGAGGGGCACCGCGATTTCCAAAGGCCAGCGTCGTTCCATCTGGGCCATAGCCAGTTGGCATGTTGGGGTTCGGGCTGAACAATTGGTGGGGCTGACCGGCATACCTCGGATTGCCTCCGCTGCGTCCACGCCCGCCACTTCGACCCCCGCCCTTACCCTGGAATTTTTCACGAGATTCCGAGCGCCCTTGCGAGATCATTGAGAAGCCGCCTAGATTCATGGTCGTGATCTATGCTCCGTTTTTGTCGGTTGTCACTCCAGAAACATCGGGCTTCTTGCCGGGAAAGATATTCGGGATAGCAGCATTGAGTGCCGCCTGCCTCGCTTTGCATCCTCCGCACTGGGAAATTTTGGTTCCAAGTACCGCATCAATTGTTCTGGCGATCGGCTGAGCTATGGTCGCAACGGCATCGCCAAGACCGAACGGTTTAGCGGGAATAAAAGGCGGCGCAGGCTTTATTTCTCCTGAGCGTGTAATGGTATGATTTTTCATGGGTCGCCTGCGGTTACGACGTAACTTGTCCAACAGGTTTTTACCCCATCGGTCTGCGGGATAGTTCCCGTGAGTGTGTCCGTGGTCGCATCGGCAGTGAAGGTATGCGTCTCGGTTGTGGTTCCGCCGGGTGTTGACGTAAAGGTGATAACCACCGTGTACTTGCATCCTATAACGAGTCCAGTGAACGAAAGAGTCCAGTCTGATGACTGCTTTGATACCCCGTATTGTCCGCCCGGACATCCGGCCCCAGTGTAGTCCACGATAATTCCCCAAGCACAATTATTCGTTCCAGAAGTCGTTGTTCCGCGAGCTAGCACATCGGATGGAGTGTCTTCATTCGATAAAGTTTCTTGGCTTGAACCAGATATTTCTGCTGGATAACCAGTGCATGCCCCATTACGGGCGCAGCTACCTCCAGTGGAGGATGAGTATGTTCTGGTAGTTGAAGTATCTATCGCTGTATCGAAAACATACGGCCATGGTCCACTGCATGTGGAACCCGGGCCTTCTCCGCAATCTATCGTGCCTCCAGCGGTAAACGCACAGGTGCTTCCGTCATAGGAACAAGCCCCAGACCATGTGCATGTTTGGAATGAGCACGGAATAGGTTCGCATGCACAATCCACAATGGCACTGCACATTACAGTAGCTGATCCTGATAAAGTTAATGTTCTATATATTTTAAAAGGAGTACTTGGAACGAATTCCTGGTATCCGCATGAACACCCATTTGTCAGCGATGACACAAAAGCCACGCTGCTCTCCACGCTGGCGCCAGCGCAGCAGCATTGGCAGCTAGTTGTCGATATGGTGACAGACCCCATTTTAGCTACAGGTTAAACTGATGGTTATCGTGCCATCTCCATTGCATGTACCCGTTCCTCCTGTCGGGCATGGACCTGCCGGTCCGGTGGCTCCGGTGGCTCCGGTGGCTCCGGTGGCTCCGGTGGCTCCGGTGGCTCCGGTGGCTCCGGTGGCTCCGGTGGCTCCGGTGTCTCCGGTGTCTCCGGTCGGTCCAGGAGGCCCAGGCGTCCCCTGTCTCCCGTTTCCTCCTCCTTGAGACCCGGCTCCAGAAGACGGAGAACAACCCGTTCGATCAATTCCAAGTCCGACATTCCTCTGTGGTGAACCTCGGCGCATGTCTTGAGGAACCCGCATGGGTGGCAAAATAGGCCCAACAGGAAGACCGCTGAATGGGCATCGTGAGATCATACGGGTAGTGCTGTTTGAGTTGGGATTGTTGCTGTCACGAGCGTCAGTCTGTAATACTTCGTTCCGCTGGTGTCCTGAAATGCAAAATCAAGTTGTGGCGGTGCGACCGTGTAGGTGTTACCGTCAGGAGCAGGAGGTCCGCCGTAGGCTTGAGCAGAAGCAACAGTGCTTCCGTATACAAGATTACCGAAAATAGAATCGTTTGGCGCTAACCCAGAACCCGTGAAGCTGACAGATGTATTGCTGAGAGAACGGTAATCCCGCCAGCTTTCAGCCAAGTTCTGAGCAAAATTATTTAGGCCAACCCATTGACCAAGAATTGTCGCTCCATCCAGAGGATTCCAGAAGGTTGCGGCAAGCGATCCTATCGTGTTTGATGTTTGATAAGAAACTGTAACTGTGGCCAAAACATCTATCTGGGCCGGTGGTGACTTATAAACGTCTAACGCCCTCGATTCAGCTCCAGTAGCGATGTACGCCTTTAGCCGACCGGGATAGGTGAATGGATGATAACGCTGGAATGTGAATGATTCGGCCGTCGGATTTCCTCCGGTTGAAGACTGCCTTGCGGTGACGGTGTATTTGATAACTCCGTCGATATTTTCGGATTCGTCTTTTATCACCACTCCGGTGGGAGTCTGTTTTGTTCCAAGTGAAACATAAGTCTGGTCTCGGAGCCCATCGTCACGTGTCGTAATATCCTGAGAAATAAGACCGAGCCCTTCGGCCCAGACATAATCGTAAACGATAGCACCTTCCTCGAGCCGAGGACTATTCCGTTGCGATGATTTTATCAGGACTACAGTTCCTCCAATAGTCGGAGATGGGGCCGATGGAGGAGTGGTTAGAGCCGTGATGCTGTAAATTACCAGCAGACCATTGTTTTTGTATTCGATCGACGATTCAACTGTGCCGATTCCGCTGGCGTAAATTCCGGTCCAAATTCGATAACCTCCCTGATCCTCGAATTCGCTTTCCAAAATGCACGTTCCTGCCGGCTGGCTAATAGGATTGGAAACGACAGACATCGCTCCGATATATTTTATCGTGATCTTCGTAACGCCGGTCGTTCCGGTATCGACCGAGCGCAGGTATTCGTATCCGGTTGAAATTACCCCGCTATTGATAAAGGTTCGCTTAATCCTTTGAAGCGTCCCGTCGTCCGTTCGATCATCGGTCTTAAGTAGATACGCTGACCAGGGGCCTGGGCCAGTCGTTACGCCCGGCACGCCGTACACTGGCGTCTGGCCTGAAAACTGAAGATACTCTTGGGTGATTACAGTGAGCCCGCTGGTATCACCGATCTCGACTGACGGATTGCCAACTGCCGTTTCGGCCGTCGGAGAAATCTGTTCATAAACGCGAATTAATTTCGGTGGTTCTGCGCATGGGGTTTTTGAATCACCTTCCTGACCGTCCAAATCCTGCTTTATCAGCAGGCAGTTGGCGTATTTTATATCGGCTGTTGCCCAAGGCAGTTTAACGTCTGCCATTATTTCTGCCGGCGTCTTGCCAACGAAATTCAGCACATCGTATAGCCGGGTAACGCGCAGACGTTGATCTGGCAGGATTTCTACCTTTGGCGAGCGATTTTGAGCATCCAATTTTGCCACGCTGTCATTCCATGCGTCCGAACGAATTGTTTTTCAAGACGAATTGCCCACTGCCCGTATTACACAGAACTCAGTGTGTATCACACGATTTGTAGTTGACTGGATTTCTTTACGGAACTTCTAGTCGCGCATGGAAACAGCGACCCGCGGGCCTAGCCCCGAGTCTGCAACAGCAGACAAATCAAGCAGTGCGGCAGTGGCGCCAGTGGCCGCTGCCAGTTCTTTACAGAAACCGCAGGACACGATTTTGAGCGAAGTCAAAAATGCCAACACGCCGGCAGCCCGACGTGAACTGGCGGAAAGAATGCTCAAAGAGGCTCGTAATAAACCGCCTGAAGCGCCTCCTCAAGAGACGCCAGCAGGCGAACAGCCGCCCGCCGAGACTGAGGCGACTCCCCAATCCACCGAGGCTACCAGCCCGGAGACCATGGAGACGCCTGAGACCGAGGCTACGCCTGAAACGCAGCCAGAGACCGAACCGACTGATGATGGCAACACGCCCACCATTCCAACGGCCAAACAGTTGCGCGTCACTCTACCGGAGAACGATAAGGTTGGACGGCTTGCCAGTTCATTTTTACGCAGAAACCGGGATTGGACGATGGAGCAGGCGATGGACGCCGCTCGTAATCAACTGGGCATTAAACCGCCTACAGCCGAAACCGAGACACCCGAGCCTCAGAAGCCGACTTCCGATCTTCCGCAAGATGTTGCTGGCGTTGACGCCGCGCTCGACGCGCTTGAAACGGAAATCATTAAGGCAAACGACGAGCTACGCTTTACCGACGCGGCCAAGATGGCGAATAAATCCCGCCTCCTTGAACGCCACAGGATGAAGTTGGAACTTGATGGTGAAAAGCAGCAGGTAAGAGCCGCTGCCGATTACGATCAAGGATTCCGATCTTCAGAAGCGAAGGCCGCTGAGCTTTATGACTTTGCAAGCAAACCGGATAGTGCTGGAGCGAAACGTATGCTGGAAATTGAAGCTGAGCTTCAAGACCTCGACGATCCACTCCACTACAGCCCGGACAAGCCTCTCAAGATCGCGCAAATGGTGGCAGCCGAGCTAAATATCGCTCCGCGCAGAAAAGGGACGCCAGCGGCCCCGGCCAAACCGGCAGTGCCGGCCGTTCCTCCTACCAAGAAAAATGTCCTGCCGACAGGTGCCAGTCGCACGGTGCCTACCACTGCTACGCCAGCAAATACGATGAACCAAGAGATTGCAGCAGCCAAAACCTTGGGAGAACTGAGAGCCGTAAAGAAAAAATACGGATTCCCGGAATCTTAGGACATAAGCGGCTTCAATAGATTGGTAAAAAGTCCGCCGAAAGCCGGTCGCTTTCACCCGCTACACTTTACTTCACACTACCATGAGTTGGATGCCGTCACCCAATACCGGAGTCACCCTTTCGGCCCAGTCGCCGGAGAGTGTCCGAATCCTTTGGCAAAAAGAGGTCGATCTGTTTGAACAGACCACCGACCCATTTATGAAATACGAGGGGTCTTCGAAAGATTCCCCTATCCGTGTCATTAACGACACTTCCGTCCGCAAGGGCTTGAAGTTCCGTATCACCTCCCGCGCCGGCTACTATGGCCGTGGCAAATCTGGCGACGACATGTTCCAGAACACCACGGACTTCGAGCAGGACGTGATCAACAACAACGAGGTCGATGCAGATTATCTGCGCGATGCCACGTCAATCACCCAGCGCACCGACGAATATCTCGGTACGCTGAACGAAATCGCCAACGGCCAGGCGGCCGAACTAGGCAAGTGGATGGGCCGTGAAAAGGCTGCTCGCATGGGCATGACCTATCGCCTCAAGGGCGGGCCTTCCAACTTCCTGATCGGCGGCGGGAAAAGCTCGTCTGATCTCCTGAAGACGGCCGACGGTCTCGTTTACAACGACATCCTGCTGATGGGCCAAGCCCTGAAGCCGATGGGCGGTCGCCCTTGCGAAATGGCGACGATCAAGGGTGTCCCTGTTTACAAATACTGCGTCATGGGAACAACCCCTGGTCTGTTCTCGTTGAAACAGGATTCGGACTACAAGGACTTGCTCAAGAATGCGGCTCCCCGCGAGGCGTATGACGAGAATCCCCTGTGGACTGGCGGCTACATGGACATCGACGGCCATCGCATCGAGGAATTCAACCCGATCGATCCCGACGGTTACGCTTGGTCTGGTAGCTGGTTCAACCCCAAGGCTTACCTTGGCGGCGCGATCACGGCCGGAACCTCGACCTTCACCATCCTTGGCGGTGGTTCAGCTACGGCCGGCGCCATCACCAACATCGATTACTTCCGGTTCTTCTCAAACTTCGCGTTCCCGTTCCTTCCGAACGACGTGTATGTTCCAAGCACGAACACGAGGTATCTGTTGATCATCAATCCTCGCGGCGCGGTGACTGCCTTGAATCCGTATCCGGGTTTGATCGGCATGTACGCTTGGACCACGGGCAACAACGGTAACACTATCACGATCACCCAGCGTCTCGGCCCGACAACGGCTGGCGCTCAAGTGAGCACGCTCGGTCAAGTGACGTGGAACTCCGGCGTCTGGGCTGGCCTGCACACGGAGGTTCACCCTGAAGGTGCCACCATCGTCGAGTGCAACCAGTACGGCGTCGCGACTGGGGACACGCTGATGTTTGGTGCCATGTCGGCCTTGCGCGGTTACGGTCAGTTCCGCAACCATCGTTCGACGTGGGAGCTTGAAGGCGGATTCGAAACCCGTACCTACATCACGACTGTCTTCGGTCAAGCCCTGGCGAAGAACGTGAACAACAAGTACCCAGGCTTCGTGATAATGAAGCACGCGCTCAACTATCCTGAGCTTGGCCTGCCGGTTGTTCCCTAACAGCCTGATTAGATTCAAATCGGGTGCCGGGCTTCGGCTCGGCACCCTCTCCCTTTATGTCCAAACTAATCATCTGGGTCTCAGGCCGTCCCATCATCTACGGCTATCAGCGGCAGGATTTCAAATGGAGTGTGCCTCACAACTGCTTCATTTATCTCGGTCGTGAACTCGAGGAGAAGGAATTCAACGACGTCATCGACAAGGTGCTGTCTCGCCACAAGGACAAGAATCCTTCGATCAAAGTCATGCTGACGGCGCCGGTCGCCGACGAGCTGCCTCCTGACGAAGTCCCTTCATTCGGCCAAGAATCCGAGGATCTTCGCTTGAAACGAGCGTTGGAAATCGTCCAGCAACTTGCCCCGGACATGATCAAGAAAAAGCCGGGTCGAAAGCCCGAACCTGTGATGGTGTAGCCCATGCTAAATCTCGGCCAAGTTAGCAATGATCTGCTCAGCAAACTCGGCATCGAAGACCCGACGCTGGCTACAGCTTTGATGCAGCAGGACATTGCGATTGCCGTTAATCAGGCGTTGCAAACGCTTCAGACGGCAGGACAGGACTATTTCCTAAGACAGAAGATTTCGGTCAATATCACAACTGGCGTTCAGGAATACACGGTCAGCCAGGCCATCCAGGCCGTGCTTGGTCCGGTCAGGCTGAACAATTCAAAGCCGCTCCGCGCCCTGCTATCCCGCGGTGAACTCGACCAGTTTGACCGTATCTTCGAATCGCTGGCAACCTACGGAGCGGCGCTCGGCGAGCCCATCGCGTATTGGATTGAGAGCCTTAACAACGGCGCAGGAACCGGCAACATCGACCAGATCAACGTCTATCTGGCTCCAACGCCATCGGCTAACGGGTCTATCGTGATCGAAGTCGTGGAGACGCCGCCATCGTACTCGGCGACCGACGTAAGCGTTGGCACGGCCATCCTGCCAGTTCCCCAAGGCTACATCGACAGCCTTGTGTTGCCACTTGCCCGCATGTTTGTGACGCGCAGCAGCCAATTCAGCCGGCCAGACATACTGCCGCTTTTGACGGCCGACTTCCAAATGGCGATGCAGCGCCTAGGATTGGCTGGCGGTTTCCCGATGGCTGTGCAAGATGAGCCTGAAAGGAAAACAATAGGATGACGACCATTCAACTATTTCAGAGGCTTGGGCGCCGGGCTCGAGGTGGCGACTTCACGAAGCTGTCGCTGACCGAGCAGGGCGATCTGGCCGAGGCAGCCAACTCGGCCTTGCAGCGGGTGTACGAGGCTCTGCCAGTCTACTTCAAGGAGATCACAGAGGGCTTTGTGCTCCCTGCCCCGCGCACGATCGCTGGACTTGGAGTAACCCAATTTTCTCAGTCAGTAACAGCCGGTGCTTTCGCTCCAACAGAAGTCGGTCGAAGCGTGGTAATTGCCGGCGACCCAGCATGGAATACGATCCTTGATACCGGCACCCTGCTGAACCCGTACATGGGCGCGACAGGTAACGTCGCGGCGACCGTTTACGGCGATGCTGTTTATTCGGAAAGGTATCCGTTCGACCGC